TCCCTTAACCGCCTTAACATATCCTTTAGGATCATCAATTGTTACATGTAATTTAGAATCAACCGCATGGGTTGTTTTTGCAGCATTAGAATGAGCTTCACTCACCGCTTTAGATGTTGCAGCATATGCAGCAGACGCAGTAAAATTAGATTTACCAGATGTAGTAGAATCGGCTGTAAAATATTTATCAGCTCCTTTAACCGCGCTAACTGCTATATTCCAACTTTTTATTCCAAGTTTTTTTAGTATTTCCCAAAGTTTAAGCAATTGCGCATTCAAGGCATCAACTTCTTTTCTAAACCAAGAACAATGCTGATAAAGTTCATAAAGAATAATACCTAAAGTGATTAGCCATCCTACGGGACCAAGAAGCTCTCTCCATAAAAACTTAAATGCCACACCTAGCAACCTGATTAGCGTTACGACAGCTGACTGTTTCCCAAGGAAAAATAATATAAGTTCTAGTTTACCGAGCCCTACTAATACAGGACCTAAAACTATTCCAAAATCCCACAACCCTGTAATCCATTGCTGTGTTCCCTTATTACTCTTATCTGCCCATCGAACAAATTGAGTCATTTTATCAATCATCCATTTAATTCCACCCTGCTGTGAATCTATAAACTTCAAATTCATAATCCCTAATGCCTGAGTTAAACTTCTAAATGATCCTGTTAAACCCTCCATCTGAACCGCAGCTAACTCACCAGCGAGATCTCCTAACTTCGGCATAGTAGCGCGAAGTTTTTCATACCCCTTCCATTGCTGATCCATAATCTGAACAAATTCCTGGGGGCGAACATCCTTAACGATAGACATAAAAGTTTGGGGCTTAACTTTAGATAATAACTGCATCATCCCATGAAAATCTTTCATGCGACCATTATTCTCCATAATAGCCTGGGCATTAAAATGATATTTCTGCGCTGCAAGATGAAGTAAAGTATTTACTTTAGCTGTAGGGTGTTCTAAAGCGCGTAAAACTTGACGCATCTGCATACCAGCTTTTGTAGGCTGTTTTTCTGCTTTTGCAACAATTAAAAGCGCTGCCGCAGCCTCATTAAAAGATAACCCTGCTGCTTTAGCCTGTGGTCCAGCATAACTAAATGCAGAAGCCAACAAGTCAGCACTTTGCCCAGTCTGTCGAAAACCTTCCGCCATTACAGCCGCAACATGATTAACAGAACCTGCTTGCTGCCCCCAAATAAACATTGTTTGTGTTAGACCAAATACTGTCTGTTTTAAATCCCCCATAGTTCCTAAAGCTAATTTAGCGGCAACTGGCATTACTTCTAAAACTTTATTTACATCCTGGATACGACCAAAAGCAACTCGTTGAGCATCTGCGATTTTAGCAGCACTAAATGTTGTAGTTAACGCAAGATCAAACGTTTGATTTTTTAATTTAGCATATTGTTCCGCAGTAGCTCCTGTTATCGCACCTGTAGCGCGCATCGCTACATCGAAATCCATAAATTGTTTTAGAGCTAAAGTAGCTGCTCCGGCTAAAGGCAAACTAACATATCGAGATAAACTACTACCAATATGCTGCATCCCTCTACCAAATTTTTCTAATTTAGTGTCAGCTTTTTGTAACTCAGATGATAATTTAGATACAGACTTCGTAAGACCGTTTACAGAATTCTTAATTGTTCTAGCAATATTAGAAAAACTATCTACCGCTGTAATATTATAAGAAATGCCAAAATTAGCCATTTAAGCCTCGTTTTCCGCTTTAACCATCTTCTTTAACGAATAAAAAATTTCTAAAATTTCTGGAAACGGCATCCGTTGAAGATCTAAATACGAAATACCACCGCGCATCTCACGAGCTATAAAGGTTATTAAATATTGTCTGTCCTCATGAGAGCTTCTGTCAGAGAGGGTATAAAAAAATTTTCTAAATAATCCCTCATCAATCTAGAAAAATCATCTATCGGAGGAACACAAGCAATCTGAGACAAATGCCATTCAGTTAAAGAAATATTTCTATTAACCAGACAACAACCGTCTAGCAATAATTTTTTAAACAAGATTTTAGCGTCTTTAATTTTCCCCGCTGCCTTAAGAGCAAACAAGACAGAAGAACCGGAAATCGAATCTTTATTATCTTTTTTAACTTCTTTTTTAGAGTCTTCTGCAGTCACGCCTACAAGTTTACTCATAGATAACATTGCGCAAGCAATAATAGAATATAACTCATCAACAACTTCTTCCTGTCTGTTACAAGGCGCTCTAACCAATAAAGAAGTTGTTTGTACGTCTTCCGCATCGCCTTGATATGTAATCGCGCGTTGCAAGGTAAATTCAAACTCAACTTTAAACTTATTATCTTGTTTCTGCATTTATCCCCCCAAAAAAATTAAAGTACTGGATCACCTTTAAACTGAAATTCAACTTCAGGCTCAGTCTTAAATTGCAATTCAGGATCATTGACTAAAGACATATTCCGCAAAGAAGCATGAAAATCTCCTTCACTAATAGTAATAGAAATTCCCCCTACTAATTGCTTTAGCTGTCGACAAAACTCATAGTTTTCAGTTGTACTAGAAAGCATCCCTGAGAATTCGCTAACTTTAGTAGACACGTCTTCTGTATGCGCAGTTTCAATATAACCGCCACCGCCAGATAAAGCTTCTACCTTAATTTCCCCCTGACCCAGTTTCAATTTAAAGGAATTTGCTTTAAAAACTATCTTTTTATTCTGAATCACTATCTCAGGATTAAATAATTGCGTTGTCATAAAAAAACCTCACTTAAATTGAAAATACAGTTTGAATTACACCATCAATCTCACGCAATTGAGTTACTGGCGGGTTAATCATAGTAACAGTAGCTTTACCCAAAGCCAAATCAATCGTAACCGTAAGTCCATCCATAAACTGTTGCCTCGCAGTCTCACCTCCAACCATTAATCCCAGATCAACCAATTCGCCATAAATACGAATTGCTTCTGCACGAATAATACCTACGTTAACCATATTTTTACGAGGTACAACTATTCCGGTAGTTAATCTAGTTTGATTAAATCGAAGTTTAAAGCTATCTGTGAAATATTCTCTTACTGAAACTGCCTGATCCACATAGTTTAAATATTTAAACGATACATCTGCAGCTCCAACCGAATTAGTTTTATACCTTGTCACTACAGTTCCTAAAATCACAGTATCGTTTGAACTATTATTGCCAAACAATGCAAATCCGTAACCAGTTAAACTATCCAACTCTGTTTTAGTCCATGATTTTGAATTGTCACACACAGGAATATATTCTAACGGTGTATTATGATAAGGAAGTGTAGCTATACCTATACCACCAACACTATCGTCAGATTCCAAAGACGTATCAACAATATCACTAATATTTGCGCCTTCAGTTAAACGTAAAGCACGTAAAGCAGCTATATGCGCAGCAACCACATAATCTAATTCCTGATGTAAAGAACCTTTATAAAGCGTTTCCGAAATCAACTTATTAGGAAAATAAACTAAACATTTTTTATTTAAACCTAGAGAATCTGACGCAAAATTAACAAATGTATCTGTATTACAAATAATTAAAACACCATCCTTAATAATAGGATCTGTTTCATTAAACCTACCTTCCAAGAAAGTAACATAATCCGCAACACTATATTGCTTTGGCATCACAGTAGTCTGATATCTCAAATTCTCAATAGTAGTTAAAACAGAACTATCTGTAGGATCTGTAGCACCAGAGGCAAAACTAGGAGCTGTAAAATTCAATCCAGATATACTTCCTTCGATAGACAAGCTCATATGATTGCCTACAGTTCCCGCATTTACGGCTGTAAGTAAAATTCCTGTAGAATCTGACGCAGTTACAGGTACATATTCATCTAGATTAATAGCTGCAACCGCAGCAGTAATAAATTGAGCCGGAGTTTCCCCAACAATAACAGGAATCTCAAATCTATGATTTTCAAAACTTCCAATATTTATAATAATAGTTCCCGCTTCCGCAGCGGTAGTTCCAGTAACAGCAATTGTACTAACCGCAGGAGTAGCCGCCCCAGCATCGCTAAAAGCAATCACATCAAGTTGCGGCTTTATCTTAGAGTTCACAAAAACTCTCTGTGCAACACGAACCATAGCCGTAGCAATTGAATCTTTCCCAAAGAGAGTTTCGTGTGTTATTCCTTCTTCAAGATGTGTATATAATTGACCACTTACCGCAGTTCCAGCTGCGGTCTTTTGACCAACGAACAATAATTTTTGTGCAGGGACAATAGTCGTAACCTGAGCACCACGAATATCTAAATTTATTTTAGGAGCTACAATTGTCATAATAATTACCTCATTTTTTATCTTTTTTCACGCCACTGCTCAAATCTTTAGGCGTCTCTTTACAAACTAAAACACAATTATCTTCCAAACGAGACCTCCAAAAACGATCTAGTGGAATTCCTTTATCATCTACGTGTACAGAAACAATCTGTCCTTTTTTATAGCTCAAACAATCTATACATAACTGTAAATTAACAACTCTACTCATGTCAATGGCACCTCATCCAAGTTTATATTTCCTTCAAACTTAATTTCGTCGTCATCTATAAAAACACTTTGATATTTATCCACCACATCACGAAATGCTACGCTCTCGTCCCTGACAAAAGTATCTGCAAACGTAATTTGCGCAGTACCTTCAAACACAAACTCATGTATGTAAAATGAGTTTCCATCAGTACCAAAAGCACTTGTTCTAAAAACCAAAGTAGAATACGGTTCCTCCGTAAACCCAGAAGAAAACGTAGCTCCTGTAAGTGTTTGGCATAAAAGTACTAATAAATCATCAGCCATGTCGCGAGCATATCTTTTAGATATTCTATCAGTACTTGGAATCATTATAAATACATGAATTGGCTGTAATACAAGTTGTCTAAACTCAACCCAATTAGGTTTTACAAACGTGGCATCCGTCTCTTCACTCCTATTTCTAGAAGCACTTATATCTCCAGCAACTACAAAAGCCCACAACTTTGAACTTACTTGTTTTGTGTACGCCTCTCTTGCCTCATCTATGCTTACTACGCCTGCAATTCTAGGATTAACTTTTAATAAAATAGTTCCTGATGCTGGACTGCGCAACACTCGAGATAAAGGAAAGGTAAATGTCACCGAATCTATAACTGTAATAGAATGCCATCCGTTATAGCCTTCCCACTTTAAATCTTCAAGAATTTGAGGACTCCCAGTTGCGACCAAAGGAGCAGATGCCGAAATCTCATAAGTAAAATTCTTTCTATTAGGAACAGAAAGTAACTTATGTGACCCATTATAAAGGGCTTCTGTAGCACCAGAAATTAATACATTTTCTTGATAACCAAACGTCTGATCATGATTATACGTCGTAGTAGCTGATGCAATTGTTCCCGTACGCACTAAAGTTGTAATAGGATTTGGTACCAGTGCTCCAGAAATATGTGCATAAGCTCCTGTAACCAAATTATGTGGTACTGTTGTCGTTACAGTTGCAACCAAACCGCTCGACGTCAGAGTTGCTACAGGAACAAGATCAGTAAAATAATCTGTGAGGCTAGGCAAATAAATTTTTAATTGTCTAACAATATCGTCAACTTTCATAGTCGAGTAAGCTCCTTACAAATCTCTAACGCACAATAATTAAGATTATTCTTTTGTTCCCCAGTAACAGCAGGAGTTAAAAAAGGACGTGGCTTCAAATTATCTGCGCCTAGTTCTAAAGCTGGAGCATAAATAGCTAAAGAAGTATTTTTCATTTTAGTGCCAAATGAAATTACAGAACTATCTTCTTTCGACCCAAATTCCATCGAAAATTTACCACGCATTTCATAAGAAATAGATTTACGTAGCCTCCCAGTTAAAACAGCTGGTGCTTCTCCAGGTGCACTTGCTCTATAAGTCGTATATGATAATTTAGTCTTAATCCCAAAACCATAAGGGACAGGATACGTCCTACCAGTTTTAGGACGATCTATTAAAACTCTAGACCTGTTAACGAGATTATTCCCGATAATACCGAATGCATTCCTTATACCCACAGCCGTGCAATCGGCAATCTTAGAAAGATTTATTAAAACTTTACGACTTTTAGTATCAACCAATATATCCATCTCAGTTCCAATTAACTTGTTTAGTTGCGTCTCCTCTATCCGAGCAACGCAACTTTAAAAACTCGTTTTCCATATTTAAATTTTCAACTTTTAAAATATCAAAATATAATTCTTTTGTATTCCCTATCTGTGCTGGGTAAAGAAGCCAAAGTTCAAATGTAATATCCTGGAGATACCGAATGTAAAAATCATGCGTGATTAACCTCCGTACATTAGAATCATCAAATATTTCTTCACCAACAATAGTTTCAACCATTGCCCAAACATCTACTAATTGAGAAAAGGTCTCTCCAAAATCTGGTGTATCTCCTAGAGGTGGTGTGAGGCTTCTAACTTTAAGCCGAATCAATTTATTCATTGATCCAATACAAACTTTTTTCTCAATTCGTTTAATTTTTTTAATGATAGCCATCGCCAAACATATCCTCTATCCTATACAACCCATAAACAGCTTTCGATAAACTAGGTAAATGTTTAGTAATCACATCTGTGTCAGATTTAAAAGCCAATTCTTCATTAAGGGTACTGTCACAATCACCGCGATTTTCATACAATCTAGCAGCATGATGTAAAAGTGCCATATATAAATCACGGGGAATACTTGCATTCGTTGCACCATACCCAGCCTTAAAGACAATTTTAATCGCATCCAAACGATCATCAATATCTTCAGGGTACGCAGAATCAGACTTTAAAATAATTTTACTAAAATCGCTTTCATCTGTAGTGTAATATAGTGTACTAGGAACAGTTTGCAATACAGAACTAACATAATACTGAAACGTAGTAAGAGAAATAAATCGTGATCTCCGTAATTTAATAATAGAATTAAAATCGTCACGATAAGTACTAAAGGTTGTTTCCAATAAAGTCCGTTTAGTATACTTTTCTGCAAATCCAACTACAGCATAAATAATTGCAGTTAAATAAGTATCCTGCGAAGTATCCGTCGCCAATATTTTTAAATGAGCTTTCAAGTCAGTTAAAACTATTGGTAAGTTAGCGCTAGGCGTAACAATACTATAAGAATAACTTCTAGTTTCTGCCATGCTTCGTCACAGTCTGTTTTTTAAAATCAGGAACATCCACAACCGCTTTATGCAAAGATTCTTCTACGCCTGGTTTTACCAGCGCAGCATCTGACACATCAACCTTTTCTACAGCAATAACCTCTTTTGCCCATCCAACGGATATTAGATACCTAGCACGCTCTTCAACTAAATTAACTTTAGAGCCAGCTGCAAAAATAGTATGTTTCTCAGCAGGATTAAAACTAAATTCCCCTGACTTAAGCAAAATAACTTCCATAAGCACCTCAAAAATAAGCCGCCCTTTCGAGCGGCATTATTAACTAATTTTATGCTCCAGGGCGAGTAGAAGGAATCTTAGTTGCAACCGCAGCAATTGTCGCATGCGCGCTAGCTCCCGTAGAAACCATCTGTAATCGCACATACCGCTTAGTAGACTTTATTCCTAGTCTAACCATCGCAGCACCTAAAGTAGTTGCAGCGCCTAAAGCCGTAGCAACTTCAGCAGCAGTTCCTATCAACTGGTCTGCCGGCACTGTAGTAGCCGTTCCCATACCAATAGCATCATCCTCTTGAATCAACGGAGTATAAGTTCCGTCGGTCCACGCTAAAGCAGCAAAACTAAACATAACTCCGCCATCATACCCTTGAGTATCTAAAACCATGCCATTAGTAGTCGTAGCAGTAGTGATAGCAGCATAAAATGCTAAATCAGTTTGAATATTATTTTTAATATCTCGTAAAGGCATACACCCTCCTATTAAGCTTTAATTTTTAAAATTTTAAGAGAATCGTAACTAACAACATCACCGCCAACGCGTTTAGTTGTGTAGTACTCGATAAATGGTTTATTGGAATACGGATCCCGTAAAACCCTGATACCAATACGATCAACAATCATATATCCACGATTTAAAGATCCATAAACAATGGATAAAGAACTAGCAGCTACCGTAGGAATATCACTCATAAACACTACTTCGCTTCCTTCTAAAATTTTAGTGTCTCCAACCTTAAAACTATTAGGATCTAATAAATATCTTCCTGTAACCGTATCTTTAAGAAGAACAATCAAACCAAATGTAGCTCGATTCATATACCAACGAGCATCATTTTGATATTCCTCTAATAAAATATTTTGCAGTTTCTTAATGTCATCTGCCGCTAAAGTAGAACTTGTCGCAGACTCTAATTGCTCAATAGCTCCACGTTGATAAGTACCAGGGGTGGTCCATGCAGGATACGTTAAAAAACCTCGTGGTTTCAAAACACCATTGCCAACCACAAATGCCGTATTTTCTAAACGAGAAAACTTAGCACTCACATGATTTTGCAACCAAGCTTCCACATCAAACCCAACGTCATCTAATAATTTTTGAGTAGCTTGCGGTTTCGCATACATTTCATGAACAAAAATCTTATGTTGTCCAATCTGAGGTGTATCTGTTTTAGCACGTGTTTGTGTTTCACCAACCCATCCAGCAGTCGGTTCGTTGTCGTCTATAAACATTTCAACAGAATCAGAATTAGTAGTAATAGCGCTAGCATACTGTCTAACAGGAGAAGTTTCAAAAATCCTTGTTATAGTTTTATCTAAAACTTCAGGACGTACCCAGTAACCACCATCAGGATCAACACCCACTTGCAAATCCTTACGAACCATTGCTTCCTCATTCTGGTTCAACCCAAAATAATGTTTTTGAACCAAAGCATTAACTATATGAGTTACACTAGCATCTGGGATGGAAGTTCCTTTACGTAAATATCTTGTAAAATCAGCTTTCGCTACAACTTCTTTCTCATTTTCATTATCCTTAGGAGCTGCACTCATTCCACATAACATTTTCTCCAATTTAGCAACATGTTCCTCATGCGCTTTCTGAGTTGCTTGTAGTTTGGACACTTCGTCTAAAGCTCCCGTAATATCCGCGGTTGCTTTTGCTAAACCATCCTCTGTAGCTTTATGATTTTTAGCCGCATCTTGAAGGGTAGCAATACCTTTCAAAGCAACGTCTAACTTTGTTTGAATTTCATCAGGCATAATTATTTATCCTCAATTAAATTTGAAATAGAATTAACGAGATCATCTAATTTTTTAGATGTCTCTTCTTGTAATACAACGTCATCAGTTTTAACAGAATCACTCTGCTCTGACTTACTTTCAAAAAAGCTTGCTAAAAAAGTTGCAGCTTTCTTACTAAATAGTCCTGAATCTCTCAAGACATCTTCAAATACTCGTTTACTCGTAATATCCATTACGTCCTCATATTCTAAAAAAGATTTCCCCGTAGGGAATTCCATATCCATTTTTTTGTAATAACTTTTAACAGCACTTAAAACTTTAGTCTTATCCGCATCGGGAATATCTACACCGCCGCTACGTGCACCTCGAATTGCTTGTAACACTGCAAAAATAGCGCGTGGCACAGCCATAAGTCTTCCACCGATTACATCGGCAAAAGGTAATTTATAAGCCGTAAAATTATCTTTATTAGACTCATCAAAATAAAAAAATGCTTTTTTATAACTTTCCGATGGAGCATCCTCAGATTTAGTGAAAGACCGTATCCTTTTAACAGCAGCAGATGAATCCCATTGGCGACCTTTATCCGCTAAAGGTAAATCCATCGAAGGGTTCACACTCTTCATCGTAGCCACATCAACAGCAGCGTCGGGTTGCGCAGGTTCAGAAACAACCGAAACTTCTAAAAGATCCACCTCTTTCAAAAAACGAGTTCCGTCATCTCTATAGTCAGCATCTTTAACAAAACCATGAATTGATAAATCAGAAAGCGTTCCATGTTTCATTAACTTATAAACATTCCCGCCTAAATCCGTATCTACAGCTAAATTACCGACAACCTCCCAACGCCCATCTACTTGTTTAATAGATCTAGGATCAATATGTCCTATAGGCAATTCACGCATATTATGTTGATAAAACATGCGAATATTTCTCTTGCGTGCGATATGATCTTGAATAGTTTTATTAAACGCATCAGGAGCAATAACATCTCCATTACGATCTTTAGACTGCGAAGCCATTATTCCTTTAAACGTGCCTTTTTCAGACTCGCTCGCACTCTTAACAAATTCAATACCAGAAACAGAAAAAATATTGGACTGCATATTCCACGCCTCAAAAATAAAATTACATCCAGATACAACCAATATATGCAAAAAAAAGAAGGCGTTCAATGATTATTTAAACATAAGTGTTTGAAAAATAATAACTTTTACAAAACAAGACTACTTAAAATACTATTAAACAATTCATAGCAAAACAAGGTAAAATAATAACCAATTGAAAAAAATCGGAGCTATCAACATGAAATTCGCATCTGTACGAAAAACTGCCGAACTATACAAAGACATCTATACAGATTGGGGATTACGTCGATTAATCGTCAACAAAGAAAAAAATGGATTTAACAAATGTCTCATACGTGTAGGTAAAAAAATAATCATAGACTTAGAAAAATTCGAACAATGGTTAAACGAGCAACATGAAATAAAAAATTAGTGTTTTTGTATTGACAATAGGTTTACATTGTGGTAGATTAGAGAAATGACGAATTTAATGTTACATAGTAACCCAATAAATTACTTGGCTAGTAAAGAACTATCTCACCAAAAAACATTACTTTCGTCAGAAACACAACCAAAAATAATATCTTTAAATAAAATTAAACCAAAACATGCTAGAAGAATCTCCGTCATAATAAATAAAACAATTGACACCTCTACAATTATAGGTCTAGTGGAATACGTCTCCACAAGAGACTATAGATATTCTAAATTCGCAATGAAATGCTCTTGCGGTAGATATTATTTTTTAAACCTTAAAACAATAGTTAGACATTTATTTGGAGTTAAAAAAACAAATTTAAAATGCGAGTTTTGTAAATTATGAAAAAATCGAAAATACCTAAATTATTTTTAGAAATTCTAGGAATTATTTATCTAATCATTCTAGCATCGTTTTTAAAAAATAATGACCTACATAATTGGAACCAACTATTTACAATTCTAGGATTATCATTATGCGTAGAGTTTATAGTCTACATACCTATATTGGCTTATAGATTTTTAACTCCTATCTCAGACGAAGGTGCAAAAAGAAGAGCTGCTTATGATGCGGTAATAAAACTTGGTAAAGAAAAAACATCTATTAAAAAAATACCTGAAGAACTTGACTGAATAATTTTCAAAAGGAGTTAAAACTATAATGAAGTCGAATAAAATAAGAAAATTATTATACTGAACTCATTATACAATACTCAACACTACAAAAAATCAGGTTACGTCTACTTAACTTGAAGGGATGTAGGAAGGAGAGACGTAACCTGAGTAGGTTATACCTACTGTTTTATTACATCACCAATAAATATTAACTACAATAGGAGATTAAATGGAACTATCAAAATTATACGTCTTACGTAAAACAGGAACAAAAATAGATTTATACCTAACTCGAAATAAAACAGTAAAAACATCAACCGCAGCAAAAACTTTTAACCACCCAAATAAAGCTATTGATTTCATGCTGGAAAAAAAATTATTAGACGATTACGATTTAATAACAGTAGAAGATTTGTATAAAATACTAATGGAATAGTGGGAGTTAAACGATGATCATAACACTTGAAGAATTAGCTAAATTAAACGCGTGTCCGGGCGGTATAAAATGGTTTTGCGATAAATACGCCCATAAGTCAATAACATTTGAAACGCTTATATCAGACTTGCTGCAGGCGGGCAAAGAAATCTGGATAAACTGGCTTGTTACGAGAAAATTGTCTGCTGAAAATTGCGTTAGATATGCAATATTTGCAGCAGAACAGGTTTTGCATCCATACGAAGATAAATATCCGGGCGATAAACGACCTCGTAATGCGATTGATGCGGCTAAAAAATATTTAGAAGATAAAAATGATGCTGCTGCTCGTGCTGCTTATGATGCTGCTTATGATGTTCATGATGCTTTTTATGCTCATAATGCTTTTGCTGCTGGTGCTGCTTATGATGCCGCTTATGCCGCTTACTCTGCTTACGCTTACGTTGCTGATGTTTATGCTTACGCTGCTCATGCTGGAGACGCTGCTGCTCATGCTGCCAATTCCGCGACTGCTAAAAAAGAAATGTACAAAAAAATACTAGACCATGGATTGGAGTTGTTAAATGAGCAAGGGGTCAAACGATGAAACAACTAAAATTTAGGGCTTGGATAAAGGAGCAAAAGGAAATGCTGTCTGTAATTGACTTACATTGGGATTATGACGGTGAATTAGAGTCTTGTTTGATAGAGGGCACATCGAAAAATGATTACGGAGATACAGAGCGCGGGATTTACGTCCCAATTACAGAGTGTGAATTAATGCAATTTACAGGATTGTTTGATGCGACAAATAAACCAATTTTTGAAGGAGATGTTATCCAATGCGCAGAAGATTATAAGCGTCTTGACGGAAGAACCATCATTAAAGGTGTTTATACCATCTCATCACTTTTTGGATGGTGTGACGCTGGGTTATTCAGATATGAAGGATGGTGGAGCTTAACAGATTTCCCGATAACAATGTTTGATGGCAATAATAAAATTATGGAAATAGAAATTATTGGCAATATTTACGAAAATAAGGAGCTACTAAAATGAAACAACAATTTTGCACGTGGGAATTGACAGACGAATATTATGATGTTTGGAGAACTGATTGCGATCAGACGGAGATTTTTCCCCTCAGCGTGCGAGTGGGAAGTGACTTTAAATACTGTCCATATTGTGGGAAAAATATTAAATTAAAAGAAGAAAAGTAAAAATATGAACAGAACATGGTTTGATTACTTATGGAAACAACTATTGGCAGGAAAAAAGGTTCTTCTTGGCTCCACGGCAGAACCGGAAGCAGAAGGGAATTGGAGATATTATTTAGATTTTGAAGAAAAACTTATTTTTGAACATAAAGAAAATGGGAAATGGGTAATTAAAAAATGTATTGATAGACAAAAAAATGAGGAATAAAAATATGAAACATAATCTCAAGATTAACGCTAATAGCGTAAATGAATGCTGTGGGATTGATGACCAATCTTGGGAAAAAATTTTCGGCGAAGTACAAGAAATATATTCTATAGAAAATTCACGT